ATTACTATCCCCTCTGTCTGATCCTTCTCCATCGCCCTATGAACAGCCCCCTTTGGAGCTGTATTTTTTAGGGTTAGGTTAAGTCTCTTTTCTGACAATAGCACCGATAACATATTAATAATTCCTTTGTCAGCTACCCTGTTTTGCCAATGTTCCTTTGTGTTATCTAAACCATGTTCGTAAACTTCAGCTAGGACGGTAATCCTTGGAGGATGCAAAGGGTTAATAAAAGACCCTCCATTATGAGCAGAGATAAGCAAAGCTTTTTTTGCTCCTAATCTATGTTGAGTCTTCTGAAGAAGGTCGTAAACATCACTCGTAGCAAAAACTCCTCTTTTGAGCTTTCTAGAGCTTATAAATTTAGTTGCTCTTTTGCTAATATAAACCGAAACCCCTAGAGCTGTAAGAATAATACCAACGATGATACTTATTCCCTCTGTCAATAAACCTTCCATCATAACTAAACCCAGTCCATGTCCTTAAATGTTTTATTTTTTTGATTGCTTCACTCCTGTCTCCTTCCTTGCAGAGTCGTTAGCCTTTAATTTCTCCAGTTCAGACTTCTGAGACTGCTTTTGCAAGTTTGAATCTTTAACATAATCTAATTTACTTTGGTTTGCATCTATCTTACCCTCGGTAACTATCTCATCGATATTCTGTCTACCGTCTAGGTTACGATCTTGGATCTTATATCCACCTCTGATGTTCTCAAGGCTTTCTTTTCCTTGCTGTATCATCTGCTCTTTCTGCATCTCCATCTGAGCCTGTATAGACTGCTGCTCTTGTGCTGCTGCCTGTTGCTGCTGCATAGCCATCTGCTGCTGATCCATAGCTTGCTTTTCTCTCTCGGCTACTTTTCTTTCGAATCTCTCTATCGCTACTGTGATATCCTTCTCCATGAGCAATCTCAATGCGTCTGGTGAGCTTATCTGTCCTGAAGCTAGGGAAGTCTCTATGATACCTCTAAAGCTCTGTAGATCATCTAGAATAGGTGGAATCTCTTCCATAAATACTCCGAAGTCATCAAGCTCTAAGTCAGCAGTATCTTCTAGGAAGTCTACCCCTGCATCACCTATAATTGGTGCGTATCTATCATTACCAGCAAAAGATATTTTTACTAGCCCAGCAACATAATTAAGTACTTGCTCATTCAGCATCATAAATAGGTCATCCACTGTCCTTGTAGACATTGCCGACTGCATGAGTGCTGTCTGTGTTACTCCTAGCCCTTGATTAGCTCCTGTAGACTGTCCCTGTCTAGCATAGTTAACACCTGTGATAGCATCCATCTCAGCGTCTATCATCTGTGATATTTGGATGTAGCTATTTACTGCTTCGTAGCTTAAGGATTGGTCTATGGAATTGAATTGATTATGTGTCGATGGTAGCGCATTCTTTTGTGAGTCTATGTAGGCTACTCCTGCTGTCTTGAGGTACTTTAGCATTGTCTCTGCCTCCCATCCCTCTGGTGTCTGTGATACATCGTAAACGAATCCTTTTCTACCAGCAGTATTCATCTCTAGTTGAAGGTTGTACAGAGTTACGTTCTTTAGCTCCTGTAAGCCCTTCATCTGCTGTACTAGGGATACGCTCCTACCGTTAAGATAGTGAGGTGACAAACCCTTCATTGGACAGCTAGACTCTGCTAAAGATTCATTATCTCTAACGGAATTTTCTAGTATATCCCAGTCTTTTAATATCTCTCCACCTATCTCTGTAGCTGTTCTCCACTGAGATATTGTATTTCTTCTTAATTCTCCAGAGGTAGCCTCATCAGAGACCTGCTTGATATGTTCTCCACCATTACCATCTACAGTTTCCCTGTGAGTCAGAACCTCTTGATCTTGCCAGTATGCGGTAATAACTAACACTCGCAAGTCGTTACCCTCTTCTTTAAAATATTCTAAGTTAGATCCATTTAAACCAGCAAATGAGCCATCGGCTACATTGTTCTTATGCCCTCTACCTCCAGACCAATTTTGCCACTTACCATAAACCTCTTCTATTTCTTTCTCTGATAAACCATACTTTGAGGCTGCATCTGCCAAGCTCATGTATCTTATCTTTGCCCAGTATGTAGCATCACTGAAAAAATCGTCTGTAGAGCTAGGGTCTACAACTACAAATCGTGGGTCTATTCTCTTTGGGAATGGAAGACCGTCTACCATATTGATCTCGTAGAAGCACCTCCCCATGATACGTACATCTCTGTAGGCTGCTAGTCTCTGGTATGCCCAATTATGTTTCTTTGCTATCCAACGGAGTGAACGCTCCATTATCAGCTCATTCTTCTCTTTAAAGTTATACTCGTAGTGATCTTCAAGTTCTTCCTCTGTTTCAAACACCTGACGCTGTGGTGCGAGGTCTATGCCAAACTCGTCTTCAAGCTCTTGTCTAGCAGGTGCTAGATTCATATCTACCTTGGATTGCTGTCTCGCCTGTAGCTTACGAGCTTTTGCATCTTTGTTTATTGATGAGGCGTTGATCTTATACCCTTTAGATCCAAACTCCCCGAATACTGTCTCTAGCCTTACTCTAACTCTATTGTAATTAATCCATTTTGCTGGTAACTTCTCCCCATCCTCAGACTCCTGCACAAAATTAAATGCCTCAGAGCTTTGAGTTCCATTGAAGAAGTTAATGGAATCGTCCATGTCGTCATACGAGTCATCGTACTGAGAACCTATGGACTCATTTGAAATTGCTAATAAAAATTGCCTGTGATACGCTTCATCTTTATCCTTTTTTGGTATGGATGTGTTAGGAAAAGAAAATTGATGGGTATCGATGCTATTTGATGTCGTCTTTTTGCCCATAGTAATTTTGGTAGAGAATAACCTTCTACTCTTACTATGTCAATAATGATGCCAAATAGGATTCTTTATTTTCTAGTCCTAATTAGCTTGCCATTCTGTCCTAGTGACATTCCATATCTAGGCAGTCGTATATCACTTGCACCTTTCTTACGTGAAACGGTTTTATCTTCCTTTAGCATCATCAATGCTAAACCCATTCCCATAATTCTATCCGTATTCTTTGTGCCAAAGTCTAAACACTCTTGCAGGTAGTCATTATCAGGTATCCACTCTGAATGCTCGTCTATGTATTCCTCATGTAAGTCTACAAGATAATCCTTCATAGCCTTGGTCATTGTTATACCGATAGTAAATGATTTACCACCAACAAGTTTTACAATGCCTTGAGGAGCAACCTGTAGAAGATGCTTGAGACCATTCTCATCAAAGTAAGAGATCATACCAGCTCTGTTCTTCTCGATGAGCACTCTAGTATTGTTGTAGTACTGGAGCATCATTGCTGCTTGCTGGTAGTAGTCCTTAACCTTCATAGGTCTGGCTGTGTACTGTGCCACGATCTTTGGAGGCTCTACACCACTAGCTTTCTTCATAATATACATAGAAAGATTTGATAGCTTGTTATCAGGGAATTCCATGTCATGATCAACAGGGTCACATCCTGCTACATAGGTATCAGTCAGCCCACCTTTAGCGTGTTCGTAGATAACAACCTCTCCATTTTGATCTGGGACGAATGATATCTTTCTGTCTTTGGTAGGCTTAAACCTTCCCTTTGTAGCCTTTGGTGGATTTATAGCTAATGCATCCATCTGACCTGTAATCTTAGTAATGTTTCCTAATCCTCCTTCTGAAGTCTGAGCAAATGCTTCTCCCTCAGTTAATGGATACTTCTGTAGAAAGTCATAGTATAGCTTTGTAGACAAGCCCTTCCTACGCTTTCTCTCGTACACAATCCATCGGATGACCTCTTCTATCTCATCGTTGCCAAACTCGTCTGTCTTAAGTCCCATGTAACCTACAAAGAAGAATTTATGTAGGCGGTATATCTGGGAGTTGTTCCACATCTCTAGTAGTCCTGCTCCAGCTCTTCCTATCTCTCCAGAAGTTCCAAATAGGATAGGTATACCCTCTCTTACTGTCTCCTCCATCATTGTGTCCTCTGTAAACGACCACATCTGAGGTAGGTCTTCTTGTTTTCCAGCCTCATCTACTATCCACTTGTTAAGCATATGACCCTCAAATGCTGATACTGTAGGGGCTTTAACAACGATATAACTTTGATTTCCTTTCTTTACTCTATTTCCTAATTCGTCTTTAGTCTCGTAGTAGAAATCTATCTGGTCTTTAGTCTTTCCTCCTACCTTTACTTTTAAGAAAGTTGGCAGGTTGTCAAACATAAAGTTAACCTTTACGAATAGCAGACGAGAATCTTCCTTACCTTTTGAGTTCATTCCAACAATGAAGAATGGGTTGAATAAGGCATCATGAAGAGCATCAGCAGCCTCTTTCCATGAAGCTCCTACTCTTCTTCTTTTTATACATACTACACCCCATCCACCTTCATCTTGAACTTTGTGGAGTAGCTTAAACCACTCGTTATCACACACCCTATAGTCTGGGACGAATTTACCTTTTGTAAGGTTCACCATCCAGCCATAGTTAAAGAAGAAGTACATCTTTCCAGTCATACCCTTATATCCCTTCTCACATCGCTTTATCTCCTCGTTCTCCCATATTCTCTTCTTACGATCATCTGAAAACTCTGGAATCGTTACCCTCTTGAACTTAACAGTATTCTTTTCAAATGGGAGCATTTCAGCTTTCTTGAGAACATCTTTGTAGGTTGACATATAATATGTAACTCTCTCTTCCTCTTCGATTGTTCTTTTTTTCAAAGGGATGAGGACGACTTTATCATCGCCCTCTTCCTTTGGTATGTTGATATCGGATAACTCACTCATTTACTTGTTAGTCGATCTTGTTGTTGATTTTTTATGACTACTCTTCTTACTCCTACCTGTACTTCCACAGTCGTTACACCTAAAGCTTTCATATGCTGCTGCTCCTGTACGGTATGGCGTACCTCCGAAGGCTAAATTCTCACTAGCACAGGATGGACATACATCTACATCATCCTCTATAAACAATCCCATATTAGGGTGAGGGCTAATCCAAGGTCGTATTCTAAGGTAAGTCTCCTCTAATATTTCCACATCAACAATATTATATTCTTCCATCTTCTTTAAAGATTCTTCATCCCCTTTCATACATCCATCCCACAGTTTAAAGCCTCCAGTATCCATCTTTCGACCAATGCCTAACAATTCATTAACGTAGTCAAGTCTGTTTGATGATATTGAGAATTTATTCCTCAGATGGGTTAAAGTGTCTATAACCTGATACGGCATAGGAGCATTTAAGTCATTGAGCAAAAATCTCGTATTGAGCTTCTTTACATCAAACTTTTTAGCGTTGTGAGCAATTATTATATCTGCCTCATTTAGCAAGTGCCAGATAGATTCTGATATTCTTTTATCATCCTCATTTAAAGCCTCCTCTGAGGTTAATTTATCAGAGAATACCTTATCCTCAAATAGCCATTTGGCTGACCATGTAAGCATAAACCAATCTGATATTATCTGAGCTGGCTGCACTGTTTGATCCCACAACCCCCATGTGTAGCTCCTTAATGGTGCAGTTTCTACGTCAAATACCAAGATTTTTGCAGGAGATTTTCTGACCCCTTTAGCATCTGTCTTGGGGATATCTGTCATATCAGGCTTCCAACCATTCTTCATTGCCTGTACAACTAGGTTCTCTTCTGCTGTTAATCTTGGTCTAAATTGTCCGTTTTTCATGTTAAGCTTTTAAATAGTTTGTTCATTTTGTGTATCCTTGTAGTCTCAAGGGTTAAGTAGTAGATAGCATCCAGTAGATCACTAAGGGCTAACTCATCTTTATTGTTTATATGACTCTCTAGCAAATTTGATGCTATAGAGATGTTTGCTATTTTTGCTGTTACTGGATTAAATGACAGTCCTTCCGTCAATTGAATGTAATTAGGGCTTGCTATAGCGTCTGCTATCTTTGTCGTCATTGAGGTTAAAGCCTCATAGAAGTCATTGTCAAACTCCTTAAGAGCGTATAAGCTTTCTGCCAAATCATCAAGAAGTACAAACTCCTTGTTTCTTTCTTGCTGAGGAATTTCTTCATCTTCAACAACGTCTTCCGACATCATCTTAAGGTCTTTATTAAGTATATTTAAAGATAGAAGATTCTTAATGGTAACCTCTTCAACATCGCAATCCCAAGCATCATATTCCCCTTCCATTAACTTCTTCTCTAAAACAAATCCAGCAAACATATCGGGAGAACTAGAAAGGATAACCCTATAGAATGCTTTATTGTTCTCTGCAAGGTAAACACTATTAGATTTAGGCTCTTCCCCAAACCTTTCCATTGCCTCTGGCTCTTTCCAATCAAAGTGATGGATGTACAAATATTTGTGTCCTGTCATGAAATCTTTTTTTCGTTATGTCTATCTAATGAAGAAAGCTCCTGCTCTTCAATACTCTCCTCATCCTCCATATAATCTGCTCGTAGGTTAAGGTTCTCTATTATTCTTTTACGTCCGATAATTAATTTCTCATACTGTGCTGTTATTTTAGTGTTTATATCCCACTCTTCTTTCGTTGTAGGCTTTAACTTCATCTGTGCCATATAGTTCTCTAGATTGATATCATAAGCCTCTAGAGCCTCTCTATCGATGTCTCTGAGCATAGCCTTGAATACAGGTATAGCTTTCTCTACAGTAGCTACCTTACCTGACATCATAGTTCTAGCGTTCTTATCCATACGCTTGACGCTCTCTCTCTTGTACCCTGCATTTTCGCAAGCTTGTTCCTTACGATCTGCTAGTGATAGCTGCTTTAAAGGGCTATCGAAGTCATAGGTTAGAAAAATATACTTTAGCTGCATAGAGGTAAGACCCTCAAACGCTGGTATAGCATTGATGTTGCTATTGTCTTTTCGGATGTCGTCTGAACTTATTTTAAAGAGCATCTTTTAGCTTTACTGTTAAAGTTCCATCATCCTCTACAACGATATCGTACAAATCGCCAAAAGTGGTAGAGTAAGGAAATTCATCCTCTTCTCTTAGCTTATCAAAAGCTGCTCCTAGTCCTGCTGCTTTTAGAAGGTCTCCTGCTGCTGAGAACTGATTTCTCCCTCCATCATCGTGTGGCATTCCAATGAATTGCTTGTCTAAACCATCTGTCCAGTGTCCTTGTCTCTTTCTGTTTCTTCTATCCATAGTCATAAAAATTTATTGCTTTCGTTTTTTTCGCTGCCTCTTTTGCCACTTCGTCAACCAATATTTCAAATATTGAACTACAGGGCTTAACCTCCAATACCCACTTCCAATAGCCCCCTGAAAGCTCCAACAACTCCCCTCGAAACCTCGATATCTCTTTCGTAAGGTCTTTAAGATACACTTTACTGTCATAGCTTCCCAAGTTATCGGCATCTCTAAGTTCTTTGTAGGAGTCTAGTGAGCGTGTTCTAACGTCCTCTGAAGCCTCTCCCATATAGAACAGCAGGTCTGACATCCAATCCAGCATAGAGGTAAGCTCTTTTTTCTCATCTGAGAGGGCTTCGTATAGGTGGTTAGAGTTACGGTACTGGTCTATCGCTGATGTTATTGTTGTTCTGGCGAAGTGT